GCTGCTTCCTGCGTAAACTGCCTGAAGGGCTGCTCCATCGTCCCGTTAGCATCAACAATCGGCTGAGCCGCGTTCAGCTTGTAGCTCATTGCGTCACCACTATATCTGCGGTCATCTGAATGAACACCGGCTTGACGGGCTCGCTCATGCTAAACCTGAAAAGCTCAAACCTCGATGCCCTGCCATTGCGATTCCATATCACCCGGCGGTTGTACTCTCCGGTCTTGCCAATACTGCGGTATCTGGCATCAGACCATATTTTACCATCTGTTGAGCGTTCTAAGCCTACTTTTGGGTCCATCGCATCAGAATTACCCACGCCGCTTTCCACGGTAAGCTCTAGCTCTGGCAGCACGAAAGACTCCATATTGTTCTGGAAAGGCTGAGTAACTATTGTCCTGCGTATCTCTGTGCCGTACTCGGTGTAAGTGTCTTGATCTAAAAGACCTATGCGCCCATCTACCAGATCACCAGCCCACAACTGATTGTACGCCCTAACCAACGCAGTTACGCGATAAGCACCAAGAGAACCATCTACAAATGACTTCCTTTCGTGCCATCGCTTGCTAATCGTGTCATATACCAGCGTAGTACCAGGCAACGCAAAGCCAACAAAGTACGCGCCTTTCTCTGCGTATGCCCAGCTAAATATGTCTGCTACCTGCGTTTCAGTCAGCTCGCTGAGCTCCTTGTCTATAGCAGTCGTAGATATCTTTGCTACGCTGTTACCATTCAGAGCCCAGATGGCCGGTGACTCGTTAGCACCAGCGCCAACAAACACAAACGTATCCTGTATTGACTGAATGCTAAACGGGCTCGATATGCCCTTGCTCAAGAACAACCCTGTCCGCTGAAACGGAAAGTCAGCACCGCCAATGTTTTGAAATGCTTCTATCGTCTGCGAACCGCCGATAAATAGCTGGTTCTTAAATACAACCGGAGCAACAATCTCATCCGGGTCTGACTCAGCAGTACCGAAGTCTAGCGCGTTGTATGAGAGACCATCGTTCAGTGCACTAACGATAAACTTCTTAGAATCTGTAGTAAGACAAAAATAACCATCTATATAGACTACCTGCTGCGGGTTACCGTTAGCTGTGAAGTCAGCATCCGTAATCTGGGAGAAGGAATCTGTAACGTGGTTGTAAATGTAGCCGTTACCTCCCGGCACTAAAACCAGCATCTGCGTACCATTGTCAGCCATTGATACTCTGCCAGATCCGTCTATTTGACCGTGATCTGTTAGAACATAGCTGGCTGACATACTGTATAGCTTTCCATCAATAACAAAGTAAGGCACACCGTTCATTTCATGTGCGCCACGGCAGTTACTGATGTCACTTGCGCTAGCTACTTGTGTAAGACCGGGAGTGCCAAACAGAGTCTCCTGATTTAACGCAGGAGCCTGAGCTATATTCGGATAGAAGTTAGTGCATTCCTGCGCCGATATCGGCAGAGAATCGCTCTCATAATATCCGTTAGCTATTGGCAAAATAACCTTCGGCATTAGTTCACAATACCCACAATTGCATCAATCAAAACAACATTATCTGTGCTCGTGTCGTTACCAATATAAAGCTCAATGTAATCATTTTGAGACAAGGAAACATTGAAAAACGTAGAAGCATTGGCAGACTCAGCCGAATCAACCTTTCTGGTTATTTTGCTGCCAGCTTCAACTGTTCCGTTTTTAGCAACCTGTATGAATACTTCTTGATTGTTTGAAGTAACAGGACTAAACGTAGCACTAACGTGAACAGCAGCAACTCTCGCAGAAGTACCGTTGTAGACAATCTTTCCTGTTGTATCTCCTGTGAATCCAGACTGTATGCCAACAACATAGGTTGCAGAAGCCTTAACGGGAGTACCAGCAGTTGATATTGTTGTTTCTCCAGTGTTTCCTTGAACACTAACCTGAGCGTATGGTTGCGCTTCAGCGTCAATCGTAACGTAGTTGCTTGTTGATGTTACGCTTATTCCGTTTCCTCCAACAATACTCGCTATATCAGGAGTTGCGTCCGTTACGTTAAGTAACAGTGGAGCGCCAGTGGAGTCGGCAGAGAAGTTGTGCTTGATCTCTACACCATTCTGGGCAGATATGTTAGCCAGTATGCCCGCGCCGCTCTCGATGTTTCTGATTTTGTTTACGGTCCCATCAATATCCAGAACCGCTATGCCAGTGGGAGCGCCAGCCTGCACAATCGTCCCGGTGACACCCAATCCTGCAAGGAAGTCACTATATGCGATCTTGTAGTTCGTGCCGTTGACAAAGTAATCAACGTAAGCGCCAGCCTCTACCGAAGTCTTCGCTACAAAATCGGACTTCTTCCTGCCCTGTGATCTATCCATTTGTGTTTAGCTCCAAACCAATCGAGCCAGTGGACTCCGCAAGGATATCCTCTTCTGACTCTGGATAAAAATGTCCGGGGAAGCCGAAGAGCGTATCTTCGTTGCCTGAGCCAATCGGCAGGGTTGCGGGCATCTTGGTCTCGCCCATGCTCTGACCGAGCAGCCTCATGGTATTGAAGCCATCACGCGCAGCCTTCACCAGCCCCTGCGAGATCACCCCGTTGTAATCTGGAGCCACCTCTATCGCCATGTTAGCGATCAAGCCCCTGAGAGCCCCTGTGGGGATCGTTACGGTATCACCCAGGTCAGAGACCTCTGTGTATCCCAACTGGATGCCCTGGGCGTCTAGCTCGCTCATATAGTTGTTCATAGCAAAGATGAAGTCACTATACTCATCAGGCTGCAGTGGAGACTCACTAGCCTGTACCAATATCCGTTGTAAGGCTGCCTTAGCAACCTGCGCGACTGTAGCCATTACTCGTAGGTATTCCCGCTCATGTCTTTTCTAGGAGATCGCTTGCGCTTCTTCTTGCGGGCCTTCTCAGCCTGCTTCATACCCTCTTTCGTGTATGGAAACTTCTTACCGCCTACGTTTGGCATGATCACCTCACTCGAATTTAGCCCTAGATGTCTTCTTGGCAACCTTCTTCGGCTGCGCGGAATGCTGCTTGCCCTTCTTCATATCAGCCCGCTTCTTGCGTGAAGTGGCCTCATACTCCTTCTTGCTCAGCTTGTCTCTCGCCTTCTTGGGAAGGTATCGCTCCCCGGTAGCGTCTTTGCCCTGAGTGGAGTTCTTGCCGGACTTGGTTCCCCAATCCTCTTTGGTCCACTTGGACAGATCCTTCTGAGCCTTGCTCTTCTTGCCAGTGTAGCCGCCGCCCGCCTTTTCGTATTCCTTAGCAAGCAGTTGGCTCTTCCTGGCTGACCACTGACCGGGCTTGCCGCCCTTGTCACTAGCCATAATTCTGTTCTTGATGCGCTCTCTGAGTTTGGGTTTCGTATAGTTACTCAAACTTAGCTCCCTTCATCGACTTAGCGCCTTTACATTTCCAGCGCTTGCGACTCAGATTGTTGGGAGTATTGGGATCGTTCTGCTTTTCCTTTGGCAATCTTTTCTTGATGCCAAGAGACCGGGCACAATAGGAATCACCCTTACTTGTACCCGGCTTAACTCTAGGACCACCTCCTTTGGCTTTGCCAGCCTGCCCATAGGAGACCTTCTTGCCGCTGGCGGTTACCTTGACCTTAGCTTTGCCTTTTCTTGGTTTTGCCATAAAAAAGTAGGGGACCGAAGTCCCCTATAAACTCAAAGGAGAGTTAGACACCAAAGCCTTGTCCAGCCATAAACGGATTGAATGTTGCGTATGCAGGCAACAAGTCAAAACGAATCTTCTGGGTGTTAGCGTCACCATCTGCGTACTTAGAAACACGGATGCTCATACCGTCTTCGGTAGTCGCAATAGTGTCAGTTGAGTACAGTTTAGGCAGCTTGACAGTACCCATACCGAAAGCCTGCTTAGTGAAGAACAGGTTTGGCTGGTACAGAGTAGCTGAAGCACTCAGGATAGTAACCGCAGCACCGCTAATTGGTGCAGCGTCTACAGTGTTGTACTGACCACCAGCCTCATAGATCGCAGGCCCAGCAACGACAATGTTACCCGCACCGCCAGTAAGAGTGACATCAGCAGTCACAACACCTGTCCAAGCCACGTTGGCTCCAGAGGCATCGATCATAGCTGTGCGAGTGTCTAGGTTCAGACGGTTTACATTAGCGATAGTTACCATATCGCCAGCCTTCACAACCATACCAGAAGTGAATCCAGTAACAGCCAGAGTCTGAGTCATAGTGTCTTTCGCTGTGACGTAAGTCGCATCAGGAGCCCCATTCAGAGTACCCTCACGGTCAGCGCCAGTGCCAGAAGTAAAGCTAGCCAGAGCGTTAGAAGTCAGAGCTCGCATACCACCGAAGTTCTGAGAGATTTGTGCATTCTCCCAAGCGGTACGGACCAGCTGATCTGAAGCATTCAGGCCATTCTGTACGTTAGCAAGTGCGCTAGTGGTGAAAGGATTCATCAGGTAGTAGCGCTCTGCAGCAGCAGGCACACCAATAGAGTCCATCAAAGCACCAGCACCTGCGACATCACCCCATGCGTCAACGGCAGTGCCGTGAGAACCATACTTCAGAGAAGAGTTCTTGAGCATATAGCTGGCAAGATCGATCTCCAGGTCAGTCACGATGCGTCGAGCCATAGGAGCAAGGATCTGCTCCAACTGATCAAGCTCAAGAGCTTCTTCCACGTTGCCCCACTCGGTAGCTACGGTGAAGTAGTTCTGAACAGTACCAGTTGCTTTACCAGCAATGATGTCTGACTTAGTGGACGATGAAATATCACCGCCAGAAGTACGGATGGAGTTGTAGTCGTGCGGACGCTTGAAGTCTACAGTGCTACCACTTGAAGGGTTGAATTTGCCACTCAGGAGTTGAGTGTCAACGGTTTTAGTAACAACCCGGCTGGACTCGAATGCCTCTAAAAAGACACGAGCCACCTTCCGGGTGACGTTGCTGTTAAGATTATTAGCCATTTTCGGATCACCTCATTCATTCAAACATTGCCCCCTTCGGTCCTCGCGCTTT